TGCACGTCTCCCGAATCGTGCCATCTAAAAAACTTTGATTTTTTTGAATTAATTATTGTTGCCATTGCTCCTGTCCAGAGCGGATTTTTAATTGATTTCAATCTGAAGTATTGCGCGTTCTGTACGACTTTAAAAACATAGCAGCCCTTGAGAGCGTAGCAGCCATGACAAACAGAGCCGGGGACCTTCACCAGCTTCGAGCCGGTCTTGCATTCTTTAGCAGGTAAACCATAGGCCCATCCGGGCATTTTGCTCGGCTTCGATAGTGATCCAGTAATTTTTAACGCCTCTCTAACTTTCATAATTCTTTATACTCTCCAATTGTGTCAAGCTTGTGGCTTGACGCTTGCTGCTTGAAGCCTACCGCCCACTACTAGCTAACGCGGGATTCTGTAAGCTTGAAGCTTTGGCCAAGCGCCAATGGGTGTTACCCTCAAACAAGTTGAGGAACCATTGATCACAACTTGACCCCAGGTCCAACGCTATCCAAACTGGTAGGGTTCAGGCCTTTCGGCGTGATCATTGGACCAGGGCTCAAGTTTGGGCATTTATTCGGTGTGATCAATTCACCTATAGGAAATTTTTAAGGCATTTCTATAGCACAGCCACCCAGCTTGACCCCAGATCTCTGGCACTGTAGCTACCTTGCAAGTGGCACCAGAGATCAGGGCTCAAGGGGTCAGTTATTATCAAGGCTCGTGACCCAGGAGCCATAATCAATATATACACTTGACAATCGTTTGTCAATAGGATAATCTGGGATTAATAACGAAAGGATAAACAATGGCAAAAACAATGACGAAGTATCAATTGGAACACTTTAAAGACAAAGTAAGACGAAACTTTGAACCATTGATAAAGGAACAAGAACTGTTGGTGAAACAGTTTAGGACTGAAGCTACAAATAAGATAGTCGGTAAGTTAGCAAAGAAAATGGGCGCTGATAAAATCTTAGATAGCTTTAGGAAGGCGGAAGCACAGCTTAAAAAAGCTCAAGATGACGCTAGAACCTTCTTCAAAAAGAAGGCGGACAAAGATAAAAAAGAAATAAATAATTATCGCTTTGACCGAGACGAAAGGTTATCGCTGTCCGATTGTGAAGAACAGATGAAGGACTGGGCTAGGGAATTGGTTGACGCTGAAATCAGACGAAGACCTGAAGGCGCTAAACTAAAACAACTAGAACAATTGAGACAACACTCAATAGATACAGTTATGGAAAGCGGCACACCTGAAGATTTAATCAGGCAACTAGACAATACAACTAAGAAGATTGGTATTGCTTGGATTGTGGATACTTCCAAAATAAAACAAATAGCCAGTCAATAAGTATTGACAGTGTATCCTATTTAATATAGGATACACTTAACGAAAGGTAGAAATGAATAGAGATAAATTAATGGCACAAACCGACTTTATTGTTTCATGGCACGCGAAGAAATATAACAAGTTTATATGGCGTATTGGTAACATGAGTAAGGACGGCTGTAGAACATGGGAAACAAATGGCAAGAAGTATATGTGTTTTTGGGACACAGTATTAGAGAGATACACAACTTGCATTGATCCGATGATAACTTACAAACGAAAGGTTAGTTAATGGAAGTAGAACATATAGTTGCACTCATAGGTTGTGCCGTGTTTTTACTTTGGTATATGCCTTGACAGGCTGCAGGTAATAGGATAATATAGGACTATGGAAACACAGAAAAAAATAAAAGCAACGAACCCGTACTCAGGTCAATCAGCAATGTTAACTCAAGATGAGTACATAGTATACACAATGGTTAAGAAGTTTGAAGAAATGGAGGAATACGAATTAATGCAAGAAGGTTTATCTAAATTTAGTAAGATGAACCCGAAAGCATATTTTACATTATTAGACTAACAACCATAGGTTGTGGCGCGCCCTGCGGGCGCGCCATGGTCCTCGGCCCTTCGGGCCTTGACCCTCGGCCCTTCGGGCCTCGGGGTCCCAAACCGATCTCAATTATAGGTTGTATTGCAACCCCACCCCCTAAAAACACAAAAAGGGGTCCCACTGCTTTTCCCTTTATGCCTTGATTTAGACAGACACCCCTGTTAAAAACATTTTGGTACCATGGACTTGAATAAGGTAAATATAGAAAAATTACCTGCAGATGTGCGTAAAGCCTTCAAACAACTTCAAGTGTTACATGCTGAAAAAAAGATACAGAACAAAGCTAAAAGTGATTTCCTTTCTTTTGTAAAATGCATGT